ATTCAACACTATCAAGTTGGGATAATACTTTAACACAAGCCAATTTTACAAGAACACCTTCAGCATTACAGCCTTATGGTTCTTGTGAAGAGTGTGTTGGAGACATACAAGTAGAAGAAGAAGTTGTAGTTGACCCTAATAAATATTATGGAGCATATAGACAATGTGGAAATGAATCTGCTCCTTTGTTTTATGTAGTTTCAAACTCTGAAATACCTAATGTAACTAGGTTTGGAACAAATACACAGACCTGTAGAAGTCTTGTTTATGAATTACATAACAATCAAGGAAATATATTAGCATTTAGTGATACTGCTCAAATTTACGAAGATTTATTTTTAAGTGAATTTAATGACTGTACGACTTGTTTACAAGGTGACACTGTAACTCCAGACCCTCTTGCTTATTTTAGACAATATAATAATTGTGATGGGAATGGTGGATTTATTATTGCAGGAAGTACAACCGATTTAGATGCTACTGGACATTGGCCTTCAGTTGTTGAATTTGGAGATATATGTTATAGTGATGGAGGAAATACAGCAACTACTACTAACAGAAATATAAACGATTTAATAACATACCCTGATTGTGCTACTTGTGGATATGTACCGCCACCACCTCCTCCTCCTGTAGTAATTGAAACAAATGTAATTAGAATATCAAGTACAGCATTTACAACAATAACAAATGCTTGTGCTGGACTAACAAGTAGTTTTCCTACAACTTTATATTATACAGGATTTCTTGGAGATGGAACACAATTATATTCTGATTCAGCATTAACAAGAGTTTATGCACCTGCATCTAGTGATTTTTATTTATCAGAAGATGGATATTATTTCAAGATAGGAACTGGGACAGGAGACCCACGTGGTGAAATATATTCATTTGGTCAATGTGGTAATATAATATAAGATGTAATACTATATTATTTTTTTTAGTTATATACTTAAAGAAAAGATATGGCAGTATTAACAAGTTCTACTTTAGATTTGTATTGTTGGTCTGGAAGATGGAGTTCAGTGCCATCCCAACCTCAATATGTTATTAGAAAAACAAATCCTGATACAAACAACCTAATACGTTTTGAAATATCAGAATTAATACAAGATTACATTGATGTTGTTTTCAATAATGATTATAGAATAGGTTCAGGTGGTCTTTCTAATATAAAATCTACTTGTTGGTTTTATTATATAAAAAGAAACACATATAGCGATAGAGACGCACAAGAATTTTACGGTTATGGAATAGGTACAAAAGGATACACTTATTTTGAAGATGGTATAAATTCTACTTTGTCAACATCAAGATTGTTTTCTAATAATTATATTTATCTACCTGAAAGCTCTCAAATTAACATACCTATTTATATTGGTCCTGGAGGAGTCCAATTTGTTAGATTCTTCACAAAAGATTCACTAGGAAATGAAACGGTAGCAAAAACATTAACATTTGATTTATTATCAAACGCACCAACAGCTGAAGATTCAAATTCATATATAAGGTATGCTTCTTCTGATGTTCAAGCTAGTAAAATAGAAATAGAATCAGTCAATACTTCTGTTTCAACATATTCGGTTGCAACAGGAACAGCTGTAGAAACAGTTTATCCAATTTATACTTGTGAACCTAAATACACTAATTATAAAGTATCATTTATAAATAAATTTGGAGCAATACAAGACTTATACTTTAATAAGAAAAGAACAGATGATTTAAATGTAAGAAGAGATGACTATAATACAAGTACAATATCTTCATCATCTTCAGGTGTAAGTTATAACACTTATGATGCAACTAATATAGTTCAGGATGTTGCTGCAACAAAATCACTTGTACTAAATACAGGATTTCTAAAAGAAGAATATAATGAAATAATGAGACAGTTATTTCAATCAGAAAATATATGGATTAGAGAAAACAATCAAACATTACCTATAAAAATTAAAGATAGTAGTTTTACTTATAAAACACATCTAAACGATAAACTTGTAAATTATACTGTTCAATTTGAATATGCTTTTGATGGTATTAACAACATTAGATAATGAACCAGAAAGTACAGTTATTTATAGAAAATCAAGAAGTTGATATATTTCAGGATAATTCAATTAATATTGTATCATCAATAAAAGATTATAGAGAGCCTGATAAATTATTTACTGATTATTCTCAAAACTTTAATCTTCCTGCTACTACAAGAAACAACAAAATATTTAAACATTATTACGATTATGATATTGGAGATGGAGGTTTTGATGCAAGAAAATCAAAAGAAGCAAGAATAGAAATAAACGATAGACCATTTAAGGAAGGATACATAGTTCTTGAAAGCGTAGATTTAAAATATAATAAACCTTCAACATATAAGGTTACATTCTTTGGTGGATTAAGATTATTAAAAGAATTATTCCAGGATTTAAAGTTATCTGATTTAACATGGCTAGATAATTTCAACATAACAAACCAAGGTTATGATGTTTCAAAGACAGATACATTTTATAATTATTTAACTACATCTAAAAATGTAACAGTAGATTCAACTACATATACACAGCCAGTTGTAGTTCCTTTAATATCCAATAAAGATAGATTATATTACAATTCTAATACTTCTTATTATGGAGTTTTAGAAGATGGTAATTTATATTATGATGTTGCTGATTATCCAAAAAATAGTAAAAAGAATGGTGTAAACTGGCAGAACTTAAAACCAGCTATTAGAATAGATAATATAATAAGAGCAATAGAAAAACTAATTAATGCTAATACAGAAACTCCAAGCATAGAATTTTCTAATGATTTCTTTAACTCATCTAACTTGGATTATTACAATCTATATATGTGGCTTAATAAAGATGTTGATGAGGAAAAAGACATTGTTACACAAAGAAAAATAATAGATGTATTTAACAATGGTGTAAGTAGAATATATAGAACTTACGCTTCTGGCTCTATTCAAGAGCAAGTTATGTCTATTGTATCTACTGATGATGAAGGAAATACTACTGGACAAACTTCTGATAGATTTATATTGTCTGGAGTTCAAGATGAAAGTATAGATTCTGTAGAATGTAGAGTAAGTTTAATCAGTTCAAATACTACTGATAAATTTGATTTACAATTAATGAAAGATGGTGTAGTTGTAAGTACAATAAATCAAGAAGTTCAAACAGGTGGTAACTCTTATTTAAGTTTTTATTTAGAGCAAGATGGTAAATATCAATTTAGATTACAAACAAAATCAGATGTAAACATAAATTTTGATAGTGGATTTAAGGTTCAATTTGTCATAAGACCTGTAAGTGACAGAGACAGCTTTAATGATGTAACAATATTTGGTGGAGCATTAAACATATTAGCTAATGTTGTAGATTTTTCTATGTCAGAAAATATGCCTGATATGACAATATTAGAATTTCTATCAGGAATATTTAAGATGTTTAATTTAGTATGTTATATACAAAGTGATATAAATGCTACTTATGCAAATTATTCTGCTAATATTACAAATGTAAAAACAATTAGAGTAATGACATTTGATGCTTATTACGCATCTTCTAATGCAGAGCTTGACATAACAGACAAAATAGATATATCATCATCATCAGTTCACAGACAAGTTCCTTATACTAAAATAGAATTTAAATATGAAGATACTGAAGCTGTTCTTGCAGAACAACATTTATCTGAACTAGGTCAAGAATGGGGTGGAGAAAAATGGGAGATAACAGAATCAAGAGCAGAAAAGAAATATGAGATTATCCCTCCTTTTGCACACATGAAGTTTGAAAGATTATATGATGAGAATTCAGACACTTTATCAGGAGTTCAAGTAGGTTATAGCATAAAAAGAAGTAACACAAGCAAAGGAGAATATAAAGATGAGAAGTATAATCCACATTATGGAAAGCCTGTTTTATTCTATCCATATTTAGTACAAAACTCAACAACTATACCTTATCTATATAAAACAAATGTAAATATTTATGGGCATGAACCTATAGATGATTATTTTATTCCGCTAAATTCAGTAGATATAAATGTATCTCAATCTAAACATTTTGGAGAAGAAGTAGATGAATACAGAGCTTTTGATGCAGAGAATCAAAGTAATGTAAATAATTTATTTAATATATATTATAAAAACTATATAACACACTTATTTGACCAAAGGTCTAGAATAACAAAATTAAAAGCAAATCTAACTAATGCTTTTCTATCTAAATATTCTTTAGCTGATAAAATAAGAGTATCAGGTAAAACTTATAGTATAAATAAAATAAATGTAAACTTAATAAATGGTAAGGCAGAATTAGAATTACAAAGATACTATTCTATTAAATCATTTGCTTGTTTAAGTGATAGTATAGAAGTAGATATAGAAGTAACATCAGCTGGTAATTTATATGTATTTGATAATAAATTTGGTGCATATCAAATGGGTGAAGGTGTTTATATATTTAATGATGTACCTGCAGCTCATCCTATAGCATTTTACAATTTTGGTAAAACAAATGAAATATCTTATACAGGAACTGTAGTAGGAGGAACTAAAGCTGGACAAGATGGAAATACATATACATATTACTCTGGTGATGTAACAGTAACAGTTAATGGTGATTTTGGAACTATTAGTTATGAGTGTTACAATCACGGATATATGGGTGGTGAGAGCAATTTAAGTTTCAATGCAGATTGTGAAGTAGATAGCACACCTACTCCACCTCCTGTAACTGGAACATTAACAGTAGATACAACAGATTACAAAGTAGATAATGCAATTATAACAGCAGACCAAACAGACGAATAATGATTAAATTAATAATAGAACTATTAAAGACAGATAATTTTTATGGAGTTAATCCATATATAGATATTGCTAAAGGATGGTATAAAGCACCAGAAAGCTGGAAAGAACTAAAAACTCATGTAATTAGAAAATACTATGGAAGGTAAAGAAATAATAATTAACATAAAACTTACTGGAGACGGAGCTGTAGATATTAAAAAGCTAAAGCAAGCTCTTTCTGAATTTACCAAAGAGACAGAAAAAAACATAAATGTCAGAAAGAAAAATGCCCAAGCAATAAAAGGAACAGAGAAAGCTTTATTAAATGAAATAAAAAGAATAAAGCAAGAAAGAGCTGAAACAGCAAGAAATTCTAAACAATATAGTTCTTACACAAAACAGTTAATAGCTGTTGAAAATCAATTAAGAGATTTAACACAAGCTAGAAGAGAAGATATTCAGGTTAATGCCAATATGATTAGTAATCAAGGATTAGCTTCAAATACTATAACAGAATTTGGTAGGCTAATATCTGATATGCCTTTTGGTATAATAGCTGTAACAAACAACATATCTCAACTTGGTTCACAATTAGGGACTTTATCAAGAAAAACAGGAAGTGCAAAAGCCTCATTTGATATACTTATAAAACAATTAAAACAAGGTGGAGCCTTAATTTTAGCATTTCAAGTTTTAATATCTTTAGTTACTGTTTTTGGAGATAAAATATTAGATTTTGTAAAAGGAACTAATGAAGCTTCTGAAGCTACTAAAGAGTTTAAAGAAGCTATAAAATCAGCGAATCAAGAATTAAGAGCGGAAGAAGCTAGATTATTATCTCTTGTTACAGTTTTAGAGGATTCTACTTCTTCAAGAGAAGCTCAAAATAATGCAGCTAAAGAATTAGCAGGAATATTACCTGAATTAAATGAAGAAGAAATAGCTAATAAAGATAATGTAAATGCAACTAGAGAAGCTATTGAAAAATATATAGAGCAACAAATTATAAGAGCTGAAATTGACGCATTAGTTGAAAAAAATAGAGAAGCTTTTAGAATGAAAGCTTTATTAGAAGAGGTTGACCCAACTGATGCGGAGGCTGTAGATGAGTTTTTAAAGAATAATATAAGTGTATTTAGAAGATTCAGCGAAGGTGCTTTAATTGGTTTTGGTAGTGCTTTAAGAAATGAAAGAGATAAGTTGTTTCAAGACATAATAGATGAAAACATAGCTCAAACAGAAGGAGCTACATCAAGACTTGTTGAACTGCAAAAACAACTAGAGCCAGAAGATAAAGGAGAAAATGGAGAAGATGATGACGGAAGAGACAAGATTTCTGCTTTAGTTTTTGGACCTAGATGGAAAGCTAAAATTGGTAAATCTGCTGATGAAATAGAAGAGTATTATGAGAAAACATTTAAAAGAATATTAGAAGGTACTGACCTTTTAACAGCTGATGAGCAATTTGAACAATTTAAAGAAAATTCTAAATCAGTTATAGATGATATATCTGCTTTAGACGAGAAAAGAGAGGAAAATCATCAAAAAGAACTTGATAGAATAAAAGATGAGTTTGATAAAAGGAATCAACTTGCGGATAACATAAAATCAGCTGTAAGCAAATTATCTCAAATACAAGACCAAGCTTTTCAATCACAAATAAAAAGATTAGATACAGAAAGAGATGTTATATTAAACAATGATAATTTAACCGCAGAAGAAAAAGAATCATTATTAAAGAAAAATGATGAAGAAACTAGAAAAGTAAGAACTAAACAAATTAAGTTTGAAAGAGATATGCACATGATAGAAATGACAATGGAGCTTGCTAAAATAGGTCTTCAATTAAAAGCAGCTATGACTAAAACAGTAAGTGATGGAGCAGGAAGTGTTGCTGCTGCTACTATGTCTTTAGGTGAATTCATGAAGCAATTAGGTCCATTTGGTATAGCAGCTTATGCAGCTTCCATAGGAGGAGTTATTGCAACTATTATATCAGCTCGTAAAAAAGCAAAACAACAAATTCAATCACTATCTAATGAATCTCTAGCTGTTTCAGGTGGAGGAGGAGGTGCAGCTACAGCTATTTCAGCTCCTGCCTTCAACGTAGTAGGTGCAACACAGACAAGTCAACTTGCTCAAACTATTGCTGGAGCAGAAGATAAGCCGATAAAAGCATACGTTGTAGCGTCTGATGTTTCTACTGCACAGGAACTTGAACGTAGTACGATTGAAGGAGCTTCTATTGGATAATAAAACAAAATAAAATAAATATAGTTATTTAGGTATGGAAAAAATAATAGAACTTATTATAGACGAGCAAAGTGAGATTAGTGGTATTGAAGCTATCTCTGTCGTTGAAAATCCTGCAATAGAAGAAGACTTTATTGCACTAAAAGAACACAAAGACATTAAACTTGCTGAAGTAGATGCAGAACAAAGAATACTAATGGGTCCTGCACTTATTCCTAACAAGAAGATATTTAGAAAAGGTGCTGATGATGATGATAATGATTACTACATATATTTCTCTGAAGAGACAGTTAAGAAAGCATCTGAATTATTCTTTATAAAAAGCAAACACCAAAATTCTACATTTGAACATTCATTTGAATTATCAGATATGTCTGTTGTAGAATCTTGGCTTATAGAAGACCCAAAGAATGACAAAGCATCTGCTTATGGATTTGATTTGCCAAAAGGAACTTGGATGGTATCAATGAAAGTATTAAATGATGATGTATGGAGAGCAGTTAAAGAAGGAGAAGTAAAAGGATTTTCTATAGAAGGTTATTTTGCTGATGGACTGGAAAGACCAAAAGAAAGTATAGAAGAAAATGTTTGTAGCGAATGTTTAAGTGAACTAAACGCAGAGTTTGAATTAGCAGAAGTGTTAGCAAGTTTATCTGAAGAGGTAGAACTTGAATCTTATGGAGGATATCCACAGTCTGCAAGAAACAATGCTAAAAGAGGAATTAAATATAACGAAGCTGTAAATAATAAATGTGCAACACAGGTTGGTAAAGTTAGAGCAAGGCAACTGGAAGCAGGAGAGAACTTTACTTTACCTACTCTTAAACGCATATACTCATATTTATCAAGAGCTTCTGCTTATTATCAAGAAGGCAACAATGAAGCTTGTGGAACTATATCGTATTTATTATGGGGTGGTAAATCAATGTTAACTTGGGTTACATCTAAACTTAAAGGACTTGATGCAATAGAAGCAGCATCAACTATTATTGATGGAAGAGCTGCTTATACAACTATCGAAGAAGCAGAAAGAGCTGCAGAGGATATTGGATGTTCAGGTTACCATACTCACGATTACGAAGGTGATACTTGGTATATGCCCTGTGAGGAACACAATCTAAAAGCTCCTTGCCAGGATGGATATGAGCAGATAGGTATGAAAGATAAAGATGGTAGAAAAGTACCTAATTGTGTTCCAATAAAATGAAAAGAAGGAAAAACGCAACATTAAGTTATTCATCACCAAGAAGCTCATCAAGAGCTTGTTTGTGTCCAGATGGTAGAACATATTCAAGAAAATGTTGTGATGGAACATTAGAAGCACAAGGAATAGGATTTATAGGAGGAAGATTTTATTTATTACAAGAAGATAGAGATAGACTATTACAAGAAAATAACGGTAAAATTATTATATAATGGCAGATAAAAAAATATCAGAATTAAACGCAGCAACAGCTTTACAAGGAACAGAGAAATTTCCAATAGTTCAAAGTGGTGAAACTAAATATACTACTTATAGTAATATTATAGATTATTACCACGCTACAGCTTTAACAGTTTCAGACGGTCAAACAGTTGACTTAAATGATTCAAGTTATGACAATACAAGACTTCTAAAATTAACTTGGTCAGGAGGTTCTGGGAATATGGTTTTAAATTTGCCAGATGCAACAACAACTGAAAGTTTAAGTAGAGTTATAAGATTTGTTACTAATGGAGGTTTTAACACCAACACAAGAGTACGTTTAACTCCAAAAGCAGGTCAAACTTTAGATGGTAGCTCAAGTTACTATGAATTAAATGTTGCATACGAAGGTTTAGCTATTTGGTGTGACGGAGCTGAATGGTTTATAATTCAGAAGAAAGCATAAAAATACAACAGAATAAATTTAATCGGTAATAACTATAAATAAGAATCTTATGAAAGCAAGTGAAATTGTAACTAAAATCAAAGATGTTCTTTTGTCTTCAACTAAAGAAGAGGAAACTACTCCTGAAGTTGAGTTAAAAGAAGAAGCTCCTAAAGCTAAAAAAGAAGAAGCTAAAGAGGAGATTAAAGAGGAAGCTCCTGCTGCTGAAATAAAAGAAATTAAATATTCTGCAGAAGAAGGTGCTGAAGAACTACAAGAGGATAACTACGAAGAAGACATCGTAGAAGATGCTCCTGCTGTAGAGTATGCTACTAAAGATGAGGTTTCAGAACTTAAATCTATGGTAGAAAAATTAAGAGGTATGATTGAAGCTAAAGAAGAGGCTAAAGAAGAAGTTCCACAAGAACTATCTGCTGACGAACCTGCTGAAGCAATTAATCATTCACCAGAAAACGAAGTAAGTAACAATATTGGTGTTAGGTTCGCTCCTAATGCAAATAAAAACACTACTTACAATAGAGTATTAAACGCAATAAATAGTAAATAATTAAATTAATTTAAAATGGCAAATAGTTTAAACACACCAATAACTACTACTTACGCTGGTGAATTTGCAGGGAAGTATATTTCTGCAGCACTATTAAGTGGTAAAACTTTAGCTGAAGGTAACATTACAACTGTACCTAACGTTAAATATAAGCAGGTAATGAAAAAAGCTGTTTCAGGAGACCTTGTAAAAGACGCAACTTGTGACTTTTCAGGTGAAGCAGATGTATTGACATTATCAGAAAGAATCTTACAACCTGAAGAGTTTCAAGTAAACCTTGAGTTATGTAAGAAAGACTTTAGAAGTGACTGGGAAGCAGCTCAAATGGGATTCTCTGCATTTGATAACTTACCTCCTTCTTTCTCTGACTTTTTAATTGCTCACGTAGCAGACAAAGTAGCTCAAAGAATTGAGACTAACATCTGGACAGGTACTAACGCAACATCTGGTCAATTTGACGGATTTGTTACTACTTTAACTGCAGATGGTGACGTAAACGATGTAACAGGTACTGCTTCAACTGCAGCTAACATTATTACAGAGCTTGGAAAAATTGCTGATGCAATTCCATCTACTGTATATGGTGCAGAAGATATGACTATCTACCTACCAGGAAATATGTATAGAAACTACATTAGAGCATTAGGTGGTTTTGGTGCATCTGGTTTAGGAGCAGCAGGTACTAACGACCAAGGTACACAGTGGTACAATATGGGTAGCGGTTTATCATTTGATGGTATTCAGGTAGTTCACGCTCCTGGTTTATCTGACAATGATGCTGTAGCAGCTGAAAAATCAAACTTATTCTTTGGAACTGGTTTATTATCTGACCAAAACGAAGTAAAAGTAATTGATATGGCTGACCTTGATGGTTCTCAAAACGTAAGAATCGTTATGAGATTTACTGCTGGTATTCAGCACGGAATAGGTGGTGATATTGTATTATACGCTACTGCATAATAAATAATTGTTCAACTTAAAAAAGGGTAGGTAAGCCTTGAGCCTGCCGCCCTTTTTTTATATAAAAAATATAAAAATTATGGCTTGTGACTTAACATTAGGAAGAAAAGAACCTTGTAAAGATGTCGTTGGTGGAATAAAAGCAGTTTACTTCACTGATTTTGGAGATTTTGGTACTGTAACACTAACAGATGATGAGATTACCAATATGACAGGTACTTTTACAGCATTTAAATATGAAGTAAAAGGAAACTCATCATTAGAGCAAACAGTAAACGCTTCAAGAGAAAACGGAACTGTATTCTATGAGCAAACACTTAACTTAACTCTTAAGAAATTATCTAAAGAAGATAACAAAGAATTAA